CGCTCAATTTCAGCCTCGCCCACGCCCTGCTCTCTCAGCTCTTCAATCAATCCTGCCGCAGCTAAATTGAAGAAATAGTTAGAGACAATGCGTGAGCCTTCGTCACGCAGCGTAGGATCGGCTGTAATGATTGGCTGGCCTGATGATATGATGTCAGCCACTTCCTGCTCTGACAGCGCCTCTGTGCGGCTCTCAGGCATGGCTGGCTGAACATCTAGGCCAGCAGTGCTGATTTGCTCATCAGTGTACCCAGCGGCCCGCAGATCGTCCAAGGTGTATGATCCTTGCATCTCTTGCAGTTGCTGCGCATATTCTGCTGCTGCCTGCGCAGGCGCTGCATCTGACGCGCCTGGCATCGCTGGCTGCGCTGGCGCTTCTGCCATAACTTCTGGCTCTTCTTCGCCGATCTTAACGTAACCGCCGTTGCCCATTGGCGTTAATATTTCATTTAGTCCAGTTTCAGGGTTAAATACGCTTTTTTTGTTTTTCTCAATTGCAGGATCAAGACCTGCGTCAAAGAAATTTTGCGCATCGTAATACTTACTAACCTCAAAATCCGTGTTATCGCTTAATAAGTCTGCCATTAGAATAACCCTGAGTTTCCGTATGTGCCTTTAATTTGAGCGCTCATAACTGCGCGTGCAGTTCTTTTTAAATTTTGTTGAGCTTCTGAAAGGCTGTCGTACCATCTGTCAATTGATCCTATTGGATCAGCCGCATCAATTGTGAAGCCATGATCATCTCCATAACGCTTAATTTGATCCAAATACTCAATCCTTAGCGCTTCGGTGTAAATTGATTGGAACTCTTTGACTTTTTCTAGCGCAAACTCTCTTAACTCTGATCGCGTCATCGGGTTGCCCGCAGACTGCCGCTCACTATATTCTAAAAGCAACTCAGCATCAGCAGCCTCAAACGCTGTTTTTGATGCTCTTGCTAGTTTTGGATTATCTTGGGCAGCATCAAGCTCATTGTATTTAAAGCTTCTTTTGATAATCTTAGAGGCTTCGTTAAGAGCTTCGTCACCCTCGTTAAAGATTTTCAGCGTCAGCTCACGGTTTTGAGCTGCCGTAATACTAGATGAATTTGCATTCAATTCAGTAACTGTCAGCTCACCAGCCTCTGCCAAACCGACAAGCTTGCTGTAAACGGTTTCGCTTCCCTTGCCTGCCGGGGCAAATTTAATTTCACCCGCAATGTCAAGCTCTGACCGCAAAGCTTCCTGCTGTGTCTTGTCCATCCAGAACTGACCGTTCAATGCGTCTTCAATAAAGTTTTTAGCCTCAAGCCCAGAAACAGATTGACCGCCATAAGTTTCTGTAAATGTCGCAAAGTCAGATGGCGAAAGTATTTTCTGCATTGTTGATGATGGCACCAGCTCACCAATATTAACAGACAGCGCAAAGTTGTACGCTTTCGTGTTGCGCTGGTTTTGCGTTTCAATGACTTCATCGTCAATCTTTTCTTGCACGTTAAAGAACGCAGCCGCGCTTTTTAGCGTATCGCCAAGAATAGCTGTGGCTTCATCTGGCGGCAAAGTTTGCAGCATGTTCAAAACGTGATTAGGAATTTCGCCGCTAATGTTCATGTCTGCCGCTGCAATCTCACCAGCTCGGACTTTATCCAATTGATCGTAAACATCCAGCAACTGCATGGCACGGTCAAGATCGCGGCCCGCGTAAGCAGGCACAACATTCTTGGCAGCCTTCAGCAAAACCCGCTCACTCACGTTGCCCATGATGTTAGGATTAACACCACCAGTTGCCACAGCCTGATCGTGAATGCTTTGCAGCCCAGCTTGAGACAGGATCAAATCATCAGACGTATAATCAAGATAAGGATCGGATAGCGTATTGACCTGCTGATCTTCTAACGCTTTCAACGCAGCCTGCCTGCGCTTCTCAATCTTAATATCAACAACTTCTTTCAAGCGGAACTTGATTGGTATTTCCATCTGACGGAAGCTGTTTTCAAAATCCGCTAGCGCATATTTGTTCTTGCCAACCTTGGCACGCATCTCTTCATAAACGCCTTTAACGCCTTGGTCATACTTCATCTCGCCGTCAAAGATGTTGCCGATGTCGTTGCTGCTTTCCAGTGTGCGTGACAATTCGTTCAAAGCTTCTTTGGCAGAAAAGATCGCTTCGTTCTTCTGCGTTTCAACCAGCATCTTGTAACGCATGTTGCTGTACTCAGCAGCCTGCTTCGCAACCTCAGTTACAACGCCGCCCTTTGCCAACGCTGCCTGCACAAATGGAGTAGCATTCTTCCTAGCCGTAATACGCGCCCCGGGAGCTTCTGATGTTGGGCGCATCTGTGATCTGTATATTGGTATTCTCATTAGCTAAACATCCCACTAGAGTAGCCAAACCGAGCTGCTGAACCAAAGCTCTGGATCAAGCTTGTTGTACCTTGCGCTCTCAAACCAGCAGCCTGCGCACCGCCTTCCATGCGCGACAGCTCTGCACTTAATCGTGCATTCTCTTGAGCATCGTTGATCTGCATATTTGTGACAGCGTTGTTAAAGTCAGCAATAGCTTGGTCATACTCAAACTCACGCGCATTCTGGCGTAACACGCGCATTGGCGTGCCGTGAGAAACATCAATGCCAGCCGCACTGTACTGAGCAACGACAGACCCCTGACTTTCCGCAAACCTAAAGCGATCAACGCGCTCCTGCAAAACCGCATTGCGGTTGATGATTTCACGCTGTTTTTCTAGTAAGTCAATGTCACGCTCAATAAGGCCAGCATTAAACTCGCCAACTTCGCGTGCTGCTTCGGCAGCTCTGTCAGAAGCTTTCTTCTCGCTAATACCACCGAGGACTGTTGCCCCTAGTGTTAAAATTTCAAACAGTGCCATCTAATCACCTCACAAATCAAACGTATTCATGCGTGGATACAACGCTAGAACCGTCATTGGTAGTGGCTGTGATTGCCGCACGTAGATGCGATCACCGTCAGTGAAACCGCCCGCAAACTCGATTTCTTTATCTCCTGTGAATAATGGCACAGCTTCGTCCATATTCATAGAGCTGTCACGGAAAAAGATGCGGTCAGCGTTTCCGCTGTCTGTACCGACCTCTGCGCCGACAGTCTCATGGAAACGCACGGTAATATCGTGGATGCGTTTTGGCTTGCCCTGAGATGTGCCGTCAGATGACCCACCCTCTAGGCGTAGCGTCTGCATTTCACTGGTAAAGCCAAAGCCAACGGCTCCGCTTGTCGCGCTAAAGTCTAACTCTATACCACCGCCAGAAACAACCTTGTCGGCGTGCGTTGCGCCGTTTGCAAGCACAGACATTGTTTCGCCTTCTAGGTGGTACAAGCCAGACAGCTTTGTCGTTGCTGACCCTGCGTAAACTAGACCGCTATCAACAAAGAATGCAGCAGTTGTGTCGCCGCCAAAGTCAAACGCCTTCATCACTTCAACGTATCTTTTCGTAACACCATTGATGGTGCGCTTCACAATCATATACAGCTCGTCTTCGCCGCTGTCTGTCGGTAGCGTGATGATGCTTTCTACAACAGCTTGACCGCCATTAAACGTGCCGCCAAGGATGTGCTTGTGCCACGCAACAATTTCTTCTTCCCGACGATATGTCAGGCCAAGCAGCGTGCCGTCAGTTCGACGCGCCCAGATGATGCTTTCTGGTTCTTGCTGATACGCAAACTCTTGAATGCCGCCCTCAGTCAAATGTTCCGCAAGGATCGTGATGTCAGGCGCAGCGTAGCCTGCCACATCAACTTCACCAATATAACGGAACTCTCGCACCTTACGCGCACCTCGCTGGGCAAACAAAGTAACGTCAGCAACCTGCACAACTTCGCTGTCAATACAGCCATAGTTGGAATACTTGCGGATCACGGTTGACGTAGGCGTAACAGGCCCACCGTTTGTTGTGGTTAGGACGTATTCACCGCCAGATGTACCAATGTTCAAGATCCGCGTTGCTGACAGATAGCGGATCGCGTTTACTTTGTTTGACGCAATCGTATAGATCAACGCATTGTCATCAGCCGTGCCTGTCGTAAAGTTTAGATAGTCAGCACTTTTAGAAAACCACAAAGTTTGGGGGTTGTTATTCGTAGCGCCAAAAACCAATCGTTGCTCAAAGAACGAAACAACAGATGGATAATTGTCGGCCCCTGTCAAAGCAGGTGTCGGTGAGCCAGTAATTGTGGCAGTCGTAAGTGTCCAAGAATTGTGGTCTGTACGAGATAATGTCCGAACCTCATGGCTTGGATGAACAAGATACATTGTGTCGGCAGATTGCGCAAATCGCACATCATTAATCTGGTCAGATGTGTAAGGTGTGCTAATCTCATACAGCTTATCAACGCTGATGTTTGAGCCGCCATAAGCTGTGTAACCTGTTGTATCAATGTCATTGCCAAACAAATCAGTCAGCGTAAATGTGTCGGTTGTCACGTTAGCAACAAGATAATTACGCTCAACAAGCTCGGTCATGTCGCCGCTAGTGTTGTAAAGGTAAACTTCATCGCCATCGCTTAGGCCGTGAGCAGTAGATGTAAAAACACCAGGGTTTGCTAATGTAATTGCAGACACAGCCTTTTCGCTGTCTTCCAAAACCTGCAAGCCATTACGAAACACGCGCATGTACTGTTCGCCAAATTCCAGCGCATATGTGTCTGCCGTCTTAAACTCAAATGGGATAAGCCGGGTCACACTTGAGCTGTCTTTGACTTCCCCAAGGTATTCTGTACCCGGACGGCGCGTCACGCCGCCGTGTGGCTGCACAATCATGTTGGTTAGGGTAGACAGTCCCTCGCGGTACTTTTCAATCGTCACGCGCCCTTCTAGGCGCGGTGAGATTTCCCCTGCGGTGAATGTGCTAATCGCTGGTGCAGATCGCGCCATTTAGAACCTCGCTTCAATAAACTCGCTTGCCTCTAGTCGCTGTGGCGCACCTTCGGTTCCATCTACAAATGTTGCTTGTTTCAGTTTGTCAGAATACTCAGCAGCCATCATTTGCTTGACTGTGTTTGACCCTGTGATCGCATAACTGATTTCAAACGCTAGAGCAGCAGCCAAAACATCAATCAAGCTGGCATCGTACTCCTGCGGGTCAGTCACCCGGGCAACATACTTAATCTTCACTGTGCCTTCATCAGACAGCAGCTTGCGACCTTCAATGACAAACACCGGGCCGCCAGTATTACTAAACATATTATCCTGCGGATAGGACAAGTTGCCGTTGCTAAATTCTAGCACGCGCAGGCAATATGGATTGGTTGGGAGTGCATATTGGTTTGCATAACCAAATGCAGGCGCTTCTGTTTCTTTCGCCAACTCAGCTCTGCGGATTAGGCAGTTCCAAGGATGTGAACGAAACACGCTATCGCGCACGCTTTCAAAACGCTGATTGATCAATCGCGCTGGCTTACTGTTTTCGTCAAAGCTTGAGATGTTGTTGGCTCCCAAACTGTTCAGCGCGTAGTTGGCAATATCAACCGTACTGGTCATCAGCTATCTCCATGTAAAAGAGGGGGCGGCGAACCGCCCCGACTTATTTACTCTTGGCAAAGTACTTCTACAACCTTCGCCTCTTCCATGCGTGTCGCACCTAGAGTTTGGCAGTAGTATACCTGCGTTGCGTATGATTTGTCAGCACGCTCATCAATGCGGGCTGTAGGCTCTTTACCCATTGCAACTTTGATGCCGTCCTGCGCCCATGCAAAGCAGCGGCGGTCAGTTGAAGCATCAACACCAAGACGGTTTGTCACGATAAAGTTGAAGCCAACGAATGTGTTGATTTCGCCCATCGCAAGCGCCTTGACTGTGTTGTAGTCGCTTGATGTTACTGTTGTGTTGTTCAACAGGTCAGTAACCTGCTTTGGAGACACAGCAATGTAACGTGGGATTGATGGATCAACGTCACCAGCATCCAAGATTTCTTTTGCTTGGATCAACTTAGCTAATGTCAAACCGGACGTTGCCGCCGCGATCTGGTTATTAGTTGTGTCGAATGATGTTGTTGTTGAACCGTCTTTGCCTGTGGACGCATCGCCCAAAGCGGCTGTGATGATCACGTCATCCATAGCACGACCCATCGCAGCAGCCGCTGCGCGTGAGTATGTTGATGTCGGATCAACAAGCATGCGGATTTTGTCCTGATCGTCGATCAAGTCTGCATACTCATAGTCAGACATTGTGACCATGCGGCGTGAGTGTGGTGTGTCGATCAATGGTGTGTCGGCATGGCGGGTTGTACGCAATTGCGCTGCCGCTGAACCAACTTGATCAAAGAAAGCTTTTTCGCCATTTACGCTTTCAACATCTACCGCGTTACGCAGCAGAGAACCCATTTGCTGTGACAGCATCTGGATGTTTGATGAAAACTGATTGACAAAAGCTGTAGTTACTTGGGTAGACATCTTGTCACCTCCTAGCTAAGTTTCAGTTTTTGCTGCGCTTGGTTATCCCTTTCGGGGCCGTGCTACTGCTTAGGGCAGCTACTCCACTTGAGTACAAGCTTATTCGTGGGCCATATGGTTATCCACTATAAGAACTCTCGAAGACGCAACACCTCTTCAATGTATGCATCATGTTCTGGATGCATCTTATCAAAATAAGGGCCATCTCGTCTAGTCATCTCTGATATGCGAGATTTTGCTTCTTCGGGGGTCATTATTAACTCTGTCGGCTCGCCAACCAAATTGTCTTCGCCAATCTGTTCAGCAAGGTTTGCAAACATACGAACAACGTCAGGGTGATCGCCAAGCATCCGACCATCAGCCAACTGGACATTCTCAAACATCTCCATGCCTTCGTTGCCCAACAATGTGCGCGCAGCGCTCTGTGCAAGCCCCATACGCTGCTCAAACGCTTGCCCGAACTCTTTACGCAATTCTTGCTCTGCCGCAAGCACAGCCTCTTCTGTGCGCGTCTGCGTGGCTGTCTGAGCCTCTGTGCCAGCTTCATTAAAGAAGTCAACAATCTTGCTCAACTGCCGGGGCTGCAAACCTGCCTCCCAGGCAACCTGACGGAAGCGAGCCATTGCTTCGCCGTCTGCGTCTTCAAGAAGATTGACATCATACCCATCCGCACTGTCCGGGCGACCAATAGCGCTGTAAAACTCATTGTACTGATCATCCGTCCAGCTCTTGCCCGGACGCGCCACTTTGTCAGCGCCAATCATGCGCTGGGCATTTACATAACTCTTCGCCAATGCTCCCGGGTCAGTGAACGTGCGCAAGCTTGGCTCATTGCGCAAGTCTTCTGGTAAACTATCCAAAAAGCTAACTGGTGCCTCTGCAACAGCCTCTTGAGATCCACTATCTTGGATTGCCTCTTCGCTCATACTTTATCCTTCTCTTCGGACAACATTCTGACGATCAGCAGCACAGCTGCGCGTTGTCCTTCATTAAATGCAGTTTCATAAGGATCGCCAGAAAACGTGGTTGCCTCAAACCCAAACCGAGTTTTGAGATCACTCAATACTTGCGCACCGTCATCTGTGTTGAACGTGCGCCGATAGGCTAGTTTTAACTCTTCAACCTTCTTCATTCTTGTGCAGCCTTAATCAGCGGGGCAATCTTGCCACCTGCTTCAGCCGCCATCATCTCTTGCTGCATCTGCTGCTGCATCGCTGCCTGCTCGGCTTGCTGACGGCGCACCTCTTCTACTTCTGCCGTGCCGCGTATCACACGCGCTGGCAGGCCAGCAGTCTCAACCAAATACTGCACCATCGCATCGCCATCCAAATAATCCGTAACAGGCGCAACTTGGCTAACCTGCAACAAGATTTCAAACCCGCGCAGCATCGCCTGCAAGTCTGTCAGCTTCTGAGCCTTGGCAAGAGGTGAAACATACTCTATGTCAATGTCCTGGCCTTGAAGCTCCTCGGGCGGGGCTGGGAGGAGGCCCGCCCGAAGGAGCAATGCAAAGGAGCGAGAAATAAGCGGTTGGAGCAGTTCTGCTTGAAGGCGACCGAGGACAGGCCCAAGCAGGCGCATTTTCTCTTCATTCCTCTGCAATACTTCTGTCGCAGTCATGTTAGACCCCTGGCCCAACAACAACTGGTCAACATAAAACGCCTGCCGAATAGCATTGCGGCGTTGCTCTTCCATATTCAAGCCCAAGGGATTGTTTGCGCCGATGTTCAACGGCTCCAAACGATCCCTTGTGCCAGAGCGGTAAAAGTTTAATGCGCCCGGCGTTGTACGCACT